TGATGTAGTTCTCTTGGTGTTGTCTGTTTAACTTAACCTTATGCCCTGTAGTCTTTTAGGTATGATTTAAGTTTAAAATCTATTGTATATCTATATTTATACTTTATTAAAAGACCACGCCGATACACCGACGACCTATTGTATTATATATATGAGGTACTGAGAGCGTTGAGATAATATATATAAGGTTAAAAAAAGATATAGACCACCCCTATATATATAGTAGAACTATAAACTAATTTCGCTAACTTCCCTGACTAGATAAGTATAGGAGATACCGTCCCTTCTCCACTTATATAATCCTGGCAGCGACACTAGCCCCACCAGTAGGAGTAACCATATAGGTATTGGTCTTTTTCGTTTAACCTGGTTCACCTATTTCGTTACTGTGCGATTACATTAATTAGCAATAGTGTATACTTTTAAATAATTATTGGTCAAATGGATAAGTTTGTCCGTTAGAATTTAGCCTTAAGGAGAGATATGGCTTTACAAAATATGCTTGCAAAAAGTTCTTCTGGAGTATCAGAAATAGAACGAAGAGTTCTCAAAGCTATACCCGATTGGAAGAAATGGACAAGGCAGCTTAAACAGGTATATGTACTTCTACCCGTTTTTGGTGCTAGTGATGAAGGTATAGAAGAAATGTGTGAGGAGTTTGGTTGGGATAGAGAAAAACTAGCAAAGAAGATTGAATCAGATAATAGTTTTAGATTAAGGCTTGCTAATTACAGAGATACGGACTCCTACCCTATCTTTCCTGGTTCCAAGAAGACTTATATTAAGAAGTCGCATTTAGATACTGTATACGCACATGAATCTGCTGTTCTTAGTTTTATGCATTTAGAAAGAGCTAAGGCATCAGGAAGTGCTGGTGTTAACTTTGCATTAAAGATGATGGCTAGTGGATACCTAGATCACATGGAACCCATTAACTCTAGGCCTGAAATTAAATACTTTATGGAAGACCAACGACAACCAGGAATAGTGCAAGACAATGGCCCTGCACCAGTTGCTGACTACTCTGGTGATGGATTGCCTGACCTATGATATGTAGTGGCAAAGTAGGACTAAAATTTTTTCCTTGGAAAATACCTTGTGAAGAAAGAATCTTTATGGATGGTCTATGCAGAAGGCATCATTGGTATTTTATGAAACGTAAAAAAAAAGGAATAGTAACTCATGGCTAATATGTATGAAGCGTATCCTTGGCAAAAGGAAATGCACGAATCCAACGCTAAAATTAAATTTGTACAAGCTGGAAGACGAGCAGGAAAGACTAGATCGGCTCTTCAGGAAGCACTACGGCAAATCAGGGAAGCGTCTATTAACCCTATACAATTTCCTGGAAAGAAAGAAAAACTCACAGCAGAACAAGCAGGATTAGTACCTCCTATTCATATATGGACAGTTGCACCAACAAGAGCTCAGATGATGCAGGTATGGAACGAGATGCAGGCTTTTATTCCTAAACACATTGTTCGTAAGACTAGAAGTAAAGCACAAGGTGGTGGCAGAGGTGGAGGATTTAAACAAGATGACTTGCATGTGTGGTTAGACCTTAAAGACGAAAAGGGTAATTGGCTGCCAAATAGATGGCGACAATCTGTATTTTGGGAATTAAAATCGGCAGACAACCCTGAAGGATTACAGACTGTAGGACTAGATTTTTTACACATGGCTGAGTCGCAAGATATTAAGGAAGCAGCATGGAACAAAGTAAGACCAACACTTAACTCACCAGGAAGATTGGGTAGGGCTATTGTCGAAGGTGTTCCTCCAGAAAGCTCTCAGCATTGGTTTGCACGAAACTATAAGATGGCTAAAGAAAATACATCTATTAGACGTGAAGCCTTTCATGCTTCTACTTTTGACAACCCCTACCTTACAGAAGATGACAGACTTGAGATTGAAGAAGAAAAGGGTTCTCTAACAGAAGGTATATGGGAAAGGTTCTATATGGCAAAGCAACCTGAAGGTGCAGGTAACTTCTTTAGAAATATAACTAAAGCCTATTCAAGAGGTGCATACGAAATGATGGGACCTGAAGATGGCTCAAAGTATGTTGCAGGTTTGGACATAGGTAGATCCAATGATCCAACTGTAATGGTAATTAAGAATCGTGTAACAAGAACTTCTGTTTTTGCTTTTGAGCTTATGAAGACTGATTGGTCACTTCAGCTTGAGACAATAAAGAGAGAAGCTATACGATGGAGCCTAGAAGAAATATATATGGACTCTACAGGGTTGGGAGGTAAGTTGGGAGAAGATGTATTGTATAGGGAACTAATGGAACACTCTATTCCTGTAGTAGGGTACAACTTTACACCAGGTAAAAAATATCAACTGTTTTTAGATTACGCATTAAGTTTAGAGAAAGAGAATGTTGCATTTCCAGAAAGTTGGGTTAAACTAATAAGTCAGTTAGAAGACATTGCTCATAGGGAAACGGCAAATAGAGGTCATCAATTTTATTCGGTGTCAAACGGACATGATGACTGGGTGGATGCAGAATGTTTAGCTTTAATGGCTTGCGATCCTGCACAGGATGTTGTGGATCTTTTAACAGTTCCAAGGTCTAAAAGAGGTATAAAGCCTATAAATAGCAACTATAGAAACAAGAGTTCGAGACTACTAAGGTGGAGAGAAGAAAGGAAAGCTCTTGAAGAAGAAGGAACTAAAGTCCTATGACAATGAGCTACAACGCAAGCACTTCAAGTGGTGTAAACCCAGAAGAAGAGATTGAGAGAGAGAGTGCTAACCCATTAGAAGAACCTTTATTATCTATAGAGTGGGTTGAGTCAACACTTAATTCAGGCAGAAATAACTTTCAAACATTTTACGAAAACTGTAAAGAAGCAGAAGATTTTTATTTATCAAACTTTGATTTTTCAGTTCCAGAAACAGGTTCACAAGTAAGACTTGGAACAGCACACTCAACAATAAACACTCTTGTTGCCCACGTCACACCACAGTTTTTAGATATATCAGTTCCTCCTCCTGGACCTAAAGGACAAGTGAGAGCAGAACTATTAGAAAAGTTTCTTAGAGGTGCTAACCACATGCTTGAACAGTTCTCCCCTACTCGAAGAGAAACAGCTAAACACATGGCATTATACGGAATATCTTTTGAGAAGACCGAGTTTGCTGCTAATAGATGGGAAGATTTTCCTGAACCTCCTACAGATGGAGATGTAACAGATTATAAAGAACAGCTACAAGATGTATTAAACAGAAGAAATATTAACTGGCCTATAACTTCAACTTGTATAAATCCTAAAATGATGGTGTGGGATACCAATAATATTCAAAACCCTAGATGGGTGATGCACTTTTATGACATAGATGCGTCATGGGTAAGAGCTCACTTTCCATCTTGGGAAGGACCTGTGGAAGGAACAGTAGAATTTGTGGAAACCTGGACTCACAGTCAAGTATGTTACATGGCTGATGGTAAATTCGCATTAGAGCCAAAGCGACATGGCTATAAGACTTTACCTTTTACAATGTACTGGCCACACACAGGTCTAATGACAGATGGAAACGATCCATCGTCACTTTATCGAGGAATACTGCATGGTAACTTTGATATGCTTAGGGCAGAATCAAGATTAGCTTCGCAGTATCTCGATATAGTAGGTAACTCTGCTTGGCCTACCAGAGACTTTAGAGGTCCTCCTGGTATAACTGAGCAGGTTATGGAACAGTACGAGGAAACTCCAGGAGCTAAAAACTTCTTGCCACAGAACGTAAACGTGGAAAGAGCAATAACTCCAGATCCTCCAAGTTCAATCGTAATTGCACAACAAATGATGCAATCAGCTATCGAAGATAATACTGCACCTGCTGTATCAAGAGGTCAAAGACCAACTGGAGCAGCTAGTGGTTATCATACTGCTGTATTGGCAGGAATAGCAGCACTTAACTTTGGTGCGTATGTAGAAGCAGCACAACGTGGTTTACAAGACAGAAACTCTATTATGTTGCACATTATTGAAAATGTAATCCAAGATAAGGTAACTGTATTTGGTAAAACTGAAACAGGCCCTATGGATGCAATAGTAAGACCAAACGATATTAGAGGACACTATGTAAACATGGTTCAGCTCTCCCCTACTTCTCCAGAAGAACAAGAAAGGAAACTTAACTTGTACAACAGTCTTTGGAGAACAGGATTCGTTGACCACGATACTGCACTTAGAAAAGCAGGAGTATCTAACGCATTAGAAGTTAGGTCTAAATTATTAGCAGAAAACTTCTTGAAAGGCGAACAAGTACAGCAAGTTCTACAAGGAGAAGCTGCAAGAAGAGTTCCATTGCTACAACAGTTAGTTCAAGCTACAGGAATGACAAGTGGACAAGAAGCTGAACAGATTGCACAGAATATTTTAAATACACAAGGTGATACACAATTACCTAATGCAGGTAACTTTTCAAGTGGTAATCAACCTGCAAGGTCACCAGCAACCGAAGCTGCAAGAGTAGAAACAAACACTAGACCTGTAGTTCCAGGAAGTCTAAGAGAACAAGAATTAGTCGGAAGGCAAATAGCTTCACCTCGTACTGGCAACAGAAGAGTTCAAGGAAGGGATCTACCTCCAGGGTTAGGACAATAATGGCAAAAGATAATTCAATAGAATTGGCATACAACGAGTTTGACACAATGGTTGGCAAATTTTTAGAACAAGCTAACATAAGTTTTAAAGATATTGTTAAACCTGAATTGCCAAAACAAAAAAAACAGAAGACCAAGGTTAATCCCTTGAATAAGATGGCAAACCCATTTAGGATATAGACATGGCAACTTTTAGATATTTTATTATTGGTGGAGATGGTAAAACATATCCACAGCAAATTAATGTTAATGAAGGTAGATTTAATAATTTTAATGACTTTCAAGCTGAAGCACAAAGATTAATTAACACTGAGCTACAAGATAGTGGAGCTGTGCAATTAACATTACCTGATTTATCTAATGGACAAGAAACCCTTGTTCCAGAAGCACAAAAAAATTATAATTCAAGCAATGGAACTACTAATCTTGGTGGTAGAACAATTAATTTAACAAATCCTGCTGGTGCATCAATTTATCAAGGAGGATCATCTCCTTTATTGCCTGCTGGAAGCAATATTCCTACTTTACCTGGCATGTTAAATGCAAGCTCACCAGGACCAAACCCATCTACATTTTATGGTGATGTTAATACAGGTTATGGAGCAGCAACTCCTGGAATGGCAAATAGTGCAGGTCAAACAGAAGCAACGCTTAATGCACAAAGACAAGCTGAAATAGATAGACAGCTAGGTGTGGGTGGATTTAGTCAAGGTTCAATTCCTTTTTATGGAGCAGGCGATGGGCCACAAAATGTTTTAAGAGATTCAGCTAGAGGTTCTGGCATACCTATTACTCAAGAAGAATCTAGTGCTACAAGTGGTGGACCTTTAGATACTGATTTTATGG